ATAATTCAAACATACGTGCTACTTTTTCTAACCATGCATCTGGTACTGCTGTTTGTCCACCTACTGTGCCAGCACCCATAACTCTTACACCGTTAACAGTAACTTCACGTTTGAAGAAATCACTGCCATCACCTATAACGTCAATAATTGAGCCATTTCTGTAATCAATATCAAGATCATCAATAGCAAACTCTGGATGGTCAACTTGTAGTCCACTATCTTGAATTACAACATCTACACCAGTGCCATCGAATATATATGGAAAATTACTAGTGGTTTCGTTTCCAACATATGGTTGAACTAAAAAGCTATGACGTATTTTACCCCAGTCTCTATAATTACCTGCATCAACTGTAGTTTTATTAAAGTTGGCTATTTCTTGTGCTGTCAACCCAATTTGAATATCGTCACGCTGTTCTGGAGGAATTTCTACACTGTAAACTCTAGGGTCATTTGTAAGAGTTTTTGCTTCTTCGTCTGTTAAACTATAGTGACAACTTCTCAAACTGCCGTCTCTGTTGTTTACAATATCAACTCGTCTAGCCGGAACAAATCCATCGTCTTCACTAGTGTTTTCAATTTGATTCCAAAAAGAATCATAATCAACACCGCGATTCAAGCTAACAATATATTCGCGTTCGCTCATTGCGACTCCTTAATGTAGATCTACCCAAACACTATTTGCATAGCCTTGGAATTTATTTGTAGTAGTATTATAAATCATATCGCCATTACTTGGCGTTAAGTCATTTCGTTCAGTAGTTGTAAAACTTGCTAAACGTAATGGACTAGTAGTAATTTTAACTGCGTCAACGGCTTGTAGCTCAATACTTGCCGCACTATCGATAATAGGAGTTCCTGTACCAGTACCAGTAAAGCTATCTGCACTCACTGATCCGCTAAACACTACATCGTCAGTAAATGTAATCGCCGCATCTGTTGTAGTTATTGTACTATTAGTTACAGTTAAATTTCCAATCGAATCTCCTGCGTCTTGGAATGTAAATACTCCTGCACCGTTAGTTGTTAGTACTTGTCCAACAGTTCCGTCACTAATACCTAAGTCTGTTATATCAGTTGGAATTGACGGTGCTCCAACCAAATCTCCATATGATCCTGATGTAGCAATATTTGCTAGTACTGGAGTACCTGATATGTCTGCATATGCTCCGCTTGTTGCAACACTTGCTAATCCTGAAACAATACTTGCACTAAGTCCTGTTAGATTAGATCCGTCACCGTAATAAAAATTTGAATATGTATTTTGGTAACGATTGTTCGATGCACCTAAGTTGTATGTATTTGCTGTAAACGGTGTCACATTACCAAAGCTAACACTATTGCTGGTTTCAGAACCCCCAATTAAAACTTGTCCTAATGTAATTCCTGTTAAGTTAGCACCACTGCCATAATATTCTGTAGCATTAACATCTCCACTTACATCTAATTTACGTCCAGGTGATGAATTAAAAATACCAATTCTTTGTGTACCAGTGTCGATTTTAATTGCAGTAACTTCACCGGAAAGTGGCTTAACTCTAATATCTAAGTCCTGATCGTTTAAAGTTGTTGCAAGAATTACATCATTGTTAACATACAATTTAACATTATCAGTTGCGCCTACTATAATACCAGTATCGCTTTTAAATGTAACACTACCGTTTTGTGTGTAATCACCGGCTGTAGTAACAGCATCAGTAATTCCGTATCCAGATAATGTAGTTGGAGTTCCAACTAAATTTCCCCATTCTCCGTTAAACAATGTAGGTTTGTTAGTAAAGTTTGCCCAGTCTAAATAATATGACCCAGCAAAGCCATTTAATGTTGTAGCATCTAAGCCAGCACCGCCTGATGTAATATCATCTGCAGGAGCCCATTTGCTACCATCCCATTTCAATACTTGTCCTAATGTCGGTGCTGTTGAAAATGTATCAACATCGGACAAATCATTAATGTCGTTAACCAAATCAGGCTTATTAGTTAAATCATTATAACTACCTGTTGTTGCTACTGATGCAAATGTTGGTCTTCCTAGTATTTCAGAATAAGCTACACTTCCATTAATCCAGGCCTCATCAGCTGTACTATACTTCATTACTTGATTAGATGCTAATCCGGTAAAGTTTGTAGGAATATCACTTCCACCACCTTCACCACCACCAGTATTTGTAATTGTGATACGTCCAGTTAAATCATTGTAAGTAATATCAATACCAGTACCTTCAACAAGTATTGCGGCAACTCTATCATCTACTCTTTCATTTGTAAAATACTGATTAGCACCTTCGGGCAAGTCTGTTGTAGTAGCGGCTACATTAGGTTTATCTGTTAAATCATTATAACTTCCACTAAATGGATTATAACTAACACCTGCAATAGTAAGTCCTGTTGCCTCAATGTTAGCCGCTCCAACTATTCCACTTCCTGTTAGATTTAAATTGTCACCTACCGGAAGTTCTTTTAGTTTGTTTTGATCATCTCTGTCAACAATTAATGGTATTCTATTTGCCATATCTTTATCCTTATAATGCCGCTATTCTTGTTTGAAAGTCGGTGAAGTCTATACTTGCTGCCGCTGTCGCTTTTAAAACTGTTAAACTTACATAGCCTGGTATTGTTCCATTTACTGCATCTACTAGTATTGTACTATTGTCTGCAAAAACACTACCTGTAATATCACCTGTATGATATCCTGTACTGTTACCTAAAAGTGTTCCAGTTACTGTTCCTGTTACATTTCCTGTAACATCGCCTGTTAGATCTCCTGTTAGTGTTGTTGCTACTAAAGATGTAGTTATTACACTACTATTATTAACAGGACCAACAACTTGTGCAGATATTCCGTCAATCATTAGTGTACTATCATCAGCATGCACACTACCTTTAACATCTGAAATTACAACATTAATTGTTCCATTTTCAATAGCAACAATTTTTGCGTATACTTCTGTAAAATTATCATTAACTTTTGTGAAAGCTGTTCTAATTGGATCACCGTTGCCCTTGTTAGCACTAGTTCCGATGTTTATAATTTGCTGTGCCATTATACTCTCCCTACAACCACTTCAACTGTTCCGCGGTCATCGGTGTCTTTGCTGGCCACCGCCTTACCTATTACAGTTCCTATCTTAGGATCATTGTCTACAATAGCGTAGCCCGGGATAGCACTCGTAACTAGTAAGTCTCCTTTTTCTACCCGCCCTAATACTTTACAAGGTACTCTACCTGTTAATGCAACTGCGTTTACAAAATCACCAAACAAATCAACATTCATTAAGTGTGCAGGATTTGTACTAACAACACCTGCTACTCTTCTGTCGCCTACTTTGTCTGTTATAGTTACTTCATTTTGTCCGCCGAATACAAGCACTGTACCAGGTTCATAACTATTATCTCCTAAATAATTTTCTGCTAAGTCAGCATATTGTGCCGCTGTTGCTGTACCGTAAATTGTACCGAACTTTAAATTACTAGTACCTAAGTCATAACCACCATTTGAACTTGGTGTTACTGCTGACTGTTTAAATATTACTGAAGCAACGTTATTATTTGCTACAATACTAACTTCACCAGCACTACTAAATCCTGTACCAGCACCAATTGCAATGCCTGTACTTGAAGCACCCTTTTCGCCAGGCGCTTCAATAAATGACGTATACATCCAGTCACTTGCTAATACAGGTGAGTTCTGTGTAGCATCTGACGGATCACCATAACTACTATTCTTTTGGAAGAATGACGGAACACTATTTGTACTACCAATTTTTATTGTTCCAGGGAATGTTGAAGTAGTATTACTTGGTACTGTACCAACAGTATCAAACACTTTAGCACCACCCGGTGTTGTCATTGTCATTGTATTTGAAGTTTGGTCTAGAATTTTATAGTTATCTAACCAGTACGACTGTGCATCAATTCTACCATCAGTTCCTGTTTTAACAATTCTGTCTGCAACGCCTGTTGTAGTAAATGACCCACCAATGTTAACAACATCAGCAAATGTAACAGCTGATGCATCTCCTGCACTTGCGTTTGTTCGACCAAACACTGTATTTTGTGCAATTTCTGGTAAATCAGCAAAATCAACTGAACTATCTTTTAGTGTTACCCAACCATTGGTTACAGTAAAGTCACCACTATCAAAACTTGCTAGTCCTAAATCTGCTTGTACAATACCAGTAGCATTTGCTCTAGTAGTAGCCGCGTTCATTGCAAGTTTACTTTGTAGTATACCTGCATTTGAATTGATATCTCCATTTACAATACTATCTGAAGTAATTGCAAATGTAGCAACGTTACCTGCTACTGTTAATGAAACGTCACCTGCTAGTGTATGATTATCGTAATTTGTACCGCTCCAGACTAGTATGTCGTTAGTTTGTCTATTTCCAATATTAGCACCAATTGCTTCTGGGCCAAATGGTGTTCTAGCATCAACATAACTTTTAGTTGTAACATCTTGAAGATTTGTTGGATCAGCATGATTATAGAACTTATAGCCGCCAGCATTAATATCGCCGGTTATTTCAGTAGTACCATCTCTTGCTAGTACACCTGCACCAATTGTTCCTGTAACTAGCTTAGTACCGTTTCTATCAAAATGTAGTCTACGTGTTATAAATCCTTCAGCGGCAAACTCTGTAGGAACAGCCGCTGGATCAGCATCTGACATTGTATCATCATTACTAAATTCTGTAATTCTAACACCTTGTTTAAATCCAAGTCCATCCAAGTTACTAATAGCAATACTTGCCGCAAATGTAACAGTACCTGTTCCTTGGTCTACACTAAAGAACTTACCAATTCTAAAGAATCCGTCTTGGTCAGTACTTGCAAAGAACACACGCCCTTTGCCTCGTTCATTGACTTCGTTTGCCTGTGCCGCTGGCTTAACTGGATCACCGTAAATAATACTTGGATAGTTAGTAGTGTTGAAACCGCCAGTACCAATTTTATCAAAGTCATGTCCGTTAGCTCTTAGTGTTGAAATACCAACTGTGATACTAGCACTTTCTCCATCTTGTAACGAAAGAGGAATAGTTCTTGTTGCGTTTCCACTGAATATAATAGATTCTGCAAGTCCAGATGCACTAAACAATCCACCTACACTATTAATATTACTTGCAGGTAAGTCATTTAGTTGTACAGTAGCATAGTCGCCTCTGTCTGTATAGTTTGCAACAATGTGTGTTTTTCCGTGGAAGGAGAAAATCATATCGTTATTTGCAAGTCTAGCTTGTAAACTTGCTGTTACTTTTTCAATAGCAAGCACAACGTCACCTGCTGTAGCACCCATTGTTGTACCAACACCTGCATAAGTGTTCAATGCCGCTTCTACATTACGCATTGTTAAGTTAACGTGACTAAAGCCGCCATCAAATACAATCTGGAATCGATCTGCAGGTAATGCACTGTTATCACTGTCTTGATTATTAAAGCTAATACTTCTATATACTCTATCTGTATTTTCTTCAAAGATAACTGCTGTTGAAGGTCTAATACTTGTAACACCTGCAACATCGTCGAACAAGTGATTCTTGTTCATACGTATTGTTACATATGGTGAAGCATCACTTGCTAATGCAGGATTATGTAAACCAGTAATAGCATTTTCTAATCCAGTGTCGCCTGAAACTGATAACCTATAAATCGTTTGATTAGCACCTTTTCTTCCAGTTGGTCCGGTAGCACCCGAGTATCCACCAGTATTACTAACTGGAACATCAACTGCACTAACTGCTGTTACTTCGTATGATGTAACTCCTGAGGAAGTATAAACATCAACAATACTATTTGCATATGGATGATAGTCACAATCATAAACAAATATACTAAAGTTACCTGCATTATGATTAAATTCACCAAATCCGTATACGTTAGTTGGATCATTATATACTTTAGCAGGCTGTTGCATATTACGTAGTGAAGTAACAATGTCAACAGTTTCGTTTGGATCTGATCCAGCGGCAACAAGTCCATAGTTACCGTTGGCGTTAGAACAGTTTAGAGCTCTAATTTCCGAACCATTATTACTAAAGAACGCTGTGTGGTTGTAGTATGTAAATGTTGAAACTTGCTCTGACAGTGACGCATTGTTACAGAACAATCCGTAACCTAAATCGTTAACCTGAGTATAGTCGTTTGCCAACATACTTCTGTTACCAGCAGTCTGGATAAAGATTGGCTGTGGGAATGTACTATCAGTATACCCATTACCTTCATTTGAAAGTTTGTTAATTAATAATTTTGCTGTACCTGTCCCGCCGTCGTATTCTGAAACTGCATCAACTTGATATCTTATACCATTAATAAAGAATGGAGCAGGTGTTTGTGGTTTTCTAATTCTTAAACCTGTACCTGCTGCCGATTGAACATTAAGTGTATAGTTGTCGTCTTTACTAGTAATAACTGTTTCTAAGTTACCAGCAAAACCGTCAATATACATACCACCTCGGAATGCCTGTTTATTAATACTTCCGGAGAAGCTACCACAAACCTGTGTGTAAGGTGATTTAATAAGGATTTGACCTGCAGGATCAAGTACCTGTGCAAAGCCTCCGTGTCCTTGGAATGACATATTTGCAAGTCTTGTTGCATCGTTCATTAAGAACACATCCATTTGATCATTAGTCTTAGGAACACTAGTTGAATCATTAGGATCTGTTAAGTAATGGTATCCATAATTTCTTGTTTGTTTAATATGCCATGCACCACTAGAAATATTATTTAAGTTTGGTAAAATATCTACAGTCAAAGTAACATCAAAACTACTTCCACCGTCGGCATTACTAATTAAACCAACTGCTCCGTTGTCGGTATAGAACCAAGCGCCGTCCCAGGCTGTTGGAGAAATATTATCTGCTGGAGTTACTGTAATAGTACCGCCAACTTCGTTTGTACCTGTAAGACTAATGTCCTGCGCTGTTGCAATATCTGCACCATACCAATCTGTAATTTTAAGATTATCTAATAACTTGTCTCTATAGAAGTATGTGCGTACCCATGGCGATTGTGAAATTCTTCTTGCAGGACGTATTTGACAACGTCTAAAGTCCGAACCTTTAACAGAAACGTTAGCAGGAACTTTAATTGGATAATCTTCGTAGTAAATACCAGACTCAACGTGAATAGTAATTTGCTTTTCAGCAGTTGGGTTACCGTATTCAAGTTCTTCACCAATTTTAAATAGTGTTGGCTCAATTAACACAACTTCGACTCTGTCGTATACTGTACCACCTAAGTCTAGACCGCTTATATATTTTACAATGCGTCCTCTTGCTCCTGATGTCTTACCAACAATAATTTTTCCTGGAAGAATATCAACGTTTGTATTAATACCTTGGTCAGTACTATCATTACCTGCACCGTTACTAAAGTCAATAGTATAAGTGCTTCCTTCAACAGGAGTATAGTTATCTTTTGCAATGAATCCGTTAGTAAGGATATCTAAAATAATATCGAATTTTGTATTAATAGCATCTTTAACTGTACTACTAACATCATTAATGTTGCTGTTTAGCCATTGCGGTACTGATGTTGTGTAATCAGTTGGATAAATTTTAGTACCTTCGTATCCTGCACATTCAAATACAACATTTTCAATTACAACAACATCACCTGAACTAAGTCCGTGTGCAGTAGTTGTAGTAACTACAGCTAATCCTGTTATGTTGTTGTATGCAAAGTTGCTTACATCAAATGTATTACCGCCAAATGTAATAGTACCGCCGGTTACATATGTATGAACGACGGTTGACACTCCAACATTTACTTCGAACGTATTAGTTGCTAGATTATTTGGAGTAACAGCAAATCTTTTAGACTGTGTTAGCAAATCAACGTTACTAATAACTTGATTAACAATTTGTTTTAATTTAGCAATAGCGGCTCTTGTTTCAACACCTTGTGTAATTCTTGCCTTTGCACCAGATGGACTATTAAAATATCTTAGTGCTGATTGTAGTGCATTGATATTAGCATTTGTTCCATTTCCAATATCGAGGATCATTCCTTCGATCATTAATCCAACATCACGCTCACAGGTAGTGCCTGGCAATTCTGTTCCTATTGGATTTGCTAGAGCAGTTAAACCATTTGAAATTACATCAGTAATTGTCGTTGTAAGTATATCAGCTCTTCCGATAACATCTTTGTTTCCAGATCCTGATTCTACAATATATCCGTTGGTAGTATCTTGTAAGAAGCTCTCTGGATAAACTAAGTTGCCATCTGTACAACTGATATTAATTCCGCTTATTGAAACAACGTCACCTGCACTAAATCCGTGGTTGGTTGTAGTTGTCAGTGTAGCAATACCAGTAACGTTATCGTAAGTAAAGTTGCTTACATTTAAGTTACCATTTACTAGTCCGCCGTTCACATATGTATGTACTTTAGATGACGAACCAATATAAAATTCAAAACTAACTGCTGTTAAGTTATTTGCATCAACAACAAATGTTCCTTGTTTAGGAGTATATGCTGTATTTGTAAGAACATATTGCTTTACAAGATCTCTAGCAAATTCAATTGCGGCATTTGTTTGTGCAATTTGATCTTGAGTGTTGCTTAGATTATCTGATCTACCTACAGCATTTCTTAATCCAGCTAGATAACTAGATGCAACTCTGCGTGTTTCAATGTTGCCACCTTTTGACAAGTCGTTAATCCAAGCATCAACAATATAGCCTACATCTCGTTTACATTTAGCACTATTATATCTAAAGTCATACCATAGTGTACCAACACTAGCATTACCAATATTATGGTTAATCCATGCTTTAACTTCTTCCATAATAAATTCTTTATTTCTAAAAAGAATTGATTCGGTACTTGGATTAATAACATTAGTTGCTTGATATGAAAGACTTGGGAATGTATCGTTTACATAATCAATGATTGCTTTTTGTATGAATAATTTATTTTTTCTTAGGTACGTAATTGCATTTTCTGCAGAAGTGTTTAAGTTAGTAGTTCCTTCTGCAACTACTAGGGACACTCCTTTACCATCGTCATATGTAATTGTTTGTCTATATGCACCTGGTTCAATTGGAGCAGTTTCTACAATTTCTTGTGCTTTTAAACACGCTGCCTTTAAACTGCCATAAGCATAACTAAGTCCGCGACCTTCAAGGCCTACTGGAGTACGTGCTTGTGTGTCATCGCCTTGTTTAGTAACAAATAAATCTTCAGTTGATGCATATGATGTATTGTCTACGTATAATTTACTTGCGGCTTGCAAGTCTTCAGCATTTCCTGTGTCAACTCCTGACAAATCTCCGGGATGATCATGAAGGTATAGAGCACCTTCCATTTTATCACCTTGACGTCTAACTACATTTTTACGTGGAAGTGCTTCGTCATCTTTGTAAAATCCGTATAGCGATTCATCGTATGTAATATCTTTAATAAAGTCTTGACCATTTGGTTGTGTAGTTACACCAAGTGCAATGCTAACTGCTTGTCTTGATGTATCATTGTTATTTTGTGCTTCTTCTTTTGTTGCATGAATACTAACTTGATCTTCATTTACAAAACGAATAAAGTAATCAGTATTGTTTGTCAGTCCTCCTGGAGGAGTTCCAGTTGTAGAGTAGCGCCATTTAGTTCCGTTTGCACTCCAATCTAGACCGTGATCATTAATTACAAGATTTCCGCCTCTGTACTCACTAATTGTTTTTTGATATTCACTAGCGTTAGAAGGTTCTTGACGTGCAAGAACAGATTTATTTGGTTCAAATGTTACATTTGGTGCGTAGTATTGATCTTGGAATTTTTTGTCTGTAACAAGATCATCAATAGTAATGCTCGAACCATGTGTAGTATTAAATTCTGCAATAGCCTCTGGTGATGTTGCAATTAGTCCAATAGAATAAACTCTGTTGCCACTGAGAGGTCCACCTAAAATTGGACTAGTGTCAGCGTTAATATTTGCACCTGTATTAGTAATAGTAATATTACTTGAACTTGAATTGTCAATGCTAATACCGTCGCCTGCTGTAAGAGTTTTTTGTACTAATTCTGTACCAGCAGTGTTACCAATTAGTAATCCGCTCGGTGTAATTGCTGTTGGAGTATCGTTTAGTGCAGTAAAACTAATAGTTCCGCCCTGTCCAAAGACAGCATAAAGTTCTGTAAAGTTTTCATTTGCTTTACGAAACGATTCGCGAATACTATCACCAGTACCGTCGTTACCCTCAACACCTAAGTAAATATCTTGTTTTGCCATTGATTAAAATCCTACGCTTTCACCGCAACCACAACTACTGGTGCTTGCAGGGTTCTTTATATCGAAGTACGAACCAAATACTTCTTTTTTGTAATCTATTGTTGAGCCTAACAAAAACATTATGCTCGCCTTGTCAATTACAAATTTCCCATCTGGTAAGTCAATTACTTCATCGTTTTCGTCAGGAGCATCTTCTAATTCCCAGTTATACTTAAAACCAGCACATCCGCCGCCTTGCATGCTTAGTCTAATAGCACCTCTATCATGCTCTTTAAGCATGGTGCTCATCTGATTTATTGCTTCGTCTGTTAATTTTACTATGCTCATTTAACTTACTCCTATGTATTTATGTTATATTCTATAATCCGAACGTAAATAAATACAATATGTTCAAAAGAATAGAAAAAGAAATTAGATTTTATGTGCGCAAAAGTAAGAAGGGAAAGACTCATCCTTACAAGCGACTACGTAGTTATGCTGTCTTTGAATGCGATGACTGTCATCAAGAGTTTAAAAGAGAAAAGGGCAAAGTGGACCCGAAGCGATTAGACGACTTCTATATCCACGTTTGCCCTGATTGCGATCCTAAACGATTTGCTCAACGTAAAGGTGTTGAGCAACGTAAAAGACTTGATTTGTCAGTTGATGTTGACACTACAATTGATAAACTTTAGTCTTCTCTTTTGTAGATTGTCCAAGCACCGTAAGCAATAGCACCGTATGCTACTAGGCTTGCAATTGGTTTAAAGATTAAGAACGCTACGCCTGCGCCGATTAAAATTGCTCCGTCAAGAGTGGTTCTTTCACTGAGTCTTGCTGTAATCCATTTTTTGACCATTTGTGTTCTCCTTGTGTTTTATATTTATGTAGTGCAATACTGGCTAGATTCTTACACTTTGACTCTACCATAATATCTGCATAGTTGTTAAATCCTAATGCCCAGTCGTTAACAGCACGGTTCCACATGTAATCACTGTGAGCTCGTAGTTTTGCTTTCTTAAATCCTTGCTCTAGTAATGACTTCATGTTAGGCTTTTTACCTTTAGCGTGTCTGTCCAGCAAGTCTTCTCTACTAACACTGTAGTGAATTGCAGGACGCACACCACGCCAGCTGTCAATTACGCGAGCAAATCTATCGTCGGTGGGCTGAATGTATTCACCTTCACGGCACCAGTGATGGTGTATGTCAAGAACGAGTGCGCAGTGGTCTGCAAGTTCGAGGCTGTGTTCGAGTCCCCACTTGTTTTCGTCGTTTTCGATTGTGATGGTGTTTCTTGCTTCAGGCGAGAGTCTTTTAAGTGCGTCGATGATGCCTTGTGGACCTTTTCGACCCGATATGTGTACATTGCATTTAAAGTCTTGGAATGACTGTCCATAGCCCATCCAGCGGATGACATCGGTGTGATATTCAAATTCTTCTATGCTCCTATCTACTATATCTTCGTTGTCGCTAGCCAAAACAGTAAACTGCCCAGGATGCATAGACAAGCGAACATCAAGCGTTCTAGCGAGGGCGCCGACCCTTGCGAAATGCTTTTCGCAATAGCTGACCACATCACTACGTTTCCAGTAATAGCACCAGTCAGACTGAGTGTATACAGGAAGGACATCACTGCCCAATCGTACCATTCGTAATTCATCAGGTAAACTCCCTACGTATTCAATCAAGTTGTAGTATGACTGAATGTTATGCACCATGATGTCCCACAAGCGTTCTTCTGCAACATCTCTTGTTTGTCTATTTAACCATTGCACTGTGGTGCTACGTGTGTTCAATGGTCGTTGAATTTCTTCTAGTAGTTTCTTCTTCTGCGTCTGATCCGGATGCATATATTTGCAAGCAAAGCCTATACGTTTAATCATAATGTATCTTTTCCAAAATTTTAAAAGTTTCTAACCAACTGTTTACATTATAGCAAATTCCTAGATCATTGTCAATGATTACTTTCTTCAAAGGATAATCATTACCATCTTTGTCCATCCGATCGCCAAAGAAATGTAATACATCTGTTGTACTAAAATCTTTTACAATTTGGCTTTTATCCGCTCCTTTTGGGGCAATATCAATGCCTGTTTCTCCTCCCGGACGAGCTTCTAGTTCTGGAAAGATAGCATTAAACTGACCTGCAATATTATTACGCTCGTTATACTTTTCATCCCATGCAACATACATTTTACGCTGTTCGTTGTTAGCATTACGTCCTACAATTGAAAAATTTACCATACCAGGACGATGTTCAAAGTGTAAGCCTGTTCTTAAAGAAAACTGACTTTCACTTAATATTTTTGATAACCATTGATGAGGATCTTCAGGTAGATTCCATTCACTAGTGTGTACGTTAACACCGGCTTCCCATATATCATTTCCACTACAGTTATAAATTCGCTGTACTGCTGTAGCAACATCTTCACCAACTTGCTCTACAGTTTTAGGATTGTCACTTCCTGTAATAAGGTAAACCTTGTTAGCATAACAAAAATCTAAAAAGAAATTTTGAAACTCTGCATCCATTCCACGACGGCTTGGGGTTAATGTGCCGTCTACATCAAATATAAATTTATTTTCCATCGCCAGTTAACCTATTTTTAAACTCGTTAAACTCTTCGCGAAGTTTTTCAAGTTTGCGCTGTAGTTCCCAGACTTCGCCTTGTAGATTTCGGTGTTCCCAAATGTCTACCTTGTTATCCAAATCATCCATTGTCTATTCCTTCACACCATGCTGTTTCGCCTTGTGTAAATTCTGAACTTACCTTGTACCATTCAGCAAAACATTCTTGTTTAGTTTCGTACCGGCCGTATTCAGCTACACGAGGTTCCATAGTATCATCTGTTGCAAATACCATACTAACAATAAGTAAAGTCCACATTATTTCCAGTTCTCCTTAACCCAATCATCTTCACACTGATGCGGATGAGGTTCACCATGAAATACAGCAACACAGGTTTTAGGCAAAATTTTTGGTTCTGCCTTCTTTGTAAAATTTCGTATGTTACCAATTTTTGCTAGATCGGCTCTATCTCGCATTTCCCACTTATAACTTTGAATCCACTCATCAGGCCAGTAACTCCATTTTCCTTTTTCAGGATATACTTTTGCCATAATCCAGTCTTGATCTCCATGTAACCTACGCATAATCATATCATGGTCTTTTACAAAATCATCGTATACATATCCCATACTACCTGATTTTAATCTAAAGATACTACTGTTCATTTGGGCCCAGTCTTTACGTAGAGAACGATTAAAGTCTCTACAAATTACAAAGTCATCAATATTATGCATAAACAGTTTATCAATATTAGCATTAATTACAATATCTAAATCAAAATATAAGATATTTCCGTTTAGCGGAAAATTTTTATCAAAGAAAATAACTTTATACCACCAACCATGTACACCTATCTGTTGTAAATTAATTGTACGGATATGTGAGTCTATTCCTCGTACATCATCTGTAAAACAAACAAACTCATATGGCAACGTAGTGTGTCGTTTTACCATATTATAGAGTTTGTTTACGTATTCTGAACTATACTTTGATCCATGTTTAAGACAAACAACGTATGTTTTAGTATCTTTTAGTTCGTTTGGTATTTGTACAACGGGTTGAGGTTCCGCATTTTTCTGCGGCAAATCTTGAACAGGTTGGACACTTTTCTGCGTCTTCTCCTGTTCTTTACGTAATTTTTCAGCTTCTTTACGAGCCTTACGATCGTCTTTAGTCTCGCCTTCGATGTACTTCTTAACCAAATGATTATACCTCGTAGATAGCTGAGTTGGCGCCGTGTTCGGCACATTCTACTCTTACACAATAACAACGATTGTTTGTCTTTTCGCGGATTAGTTTGTCTGCAAAATTAAATGCATGTTCTGCAAATTTTTCTGCACCAACGCCGTCAAAGATACGTAGTTCTGCTAGACCCTTTTCTTCAAGATCTTTTAATGTATCCATGTGAGGATCATTAACATCAACTGCTACTTTGTGATCGAAACTATCTTCTAACCAAGCCTTTAAAGGTTTTAGTCCACCAAAGTCAACTGCCCAGTTTTTATTGTCTAGTTCATCACATCCGAATGTAAATGTAAATGCTAGACTATAACCATGTAGCAAATGACAGTGTGAGTGATCTGCGTTAGGTTGACGGAACACTGCCGATAAGCCAATGTTGTGTCCGTAGTGTTTTGTACTTAGATGTCTTGCCATATATTTTCTCCTATTAAATATGTGGCGGCAGAATTAGAAGGGTTGACGCCAAGTCCTTGTTTATTAATACTACTTATTATATTATAAATTACTCAACTTGTCAAGTGAAACATTAGTCAAATTCCAACTTTTTGGAAGTAACCAATCTTCTGTGTTATATATTCTGAAGTGTGTATTAGGAAACCAGTTGAATACTTTTGAAATTTGGTATTCCCAGTAGCTTGGGTCTACTGCTGTAGTGTTACTAGGACTGTATCCTGATGTATCACTGTATATATTATTTACTTTACCGTTTATGCCGTATAGATCAAATCCAACTATTTGAATATTAGTATCCATAGTAGCGCCAAGTAATATTGCATATGGACCGCTACCCCAATGAAAGGGGTCGTCCTTTCGTTCTTTTCCATGTTCTATTAAGTCTGGAAGTGAATGTACACTGTCACTGTTAAAATCGTGTGCCCAACGTTGTCTAGTGTATATATCGGGATGTCCGTGTGCAATAGCTTGTGTTACCATCCGTTTGTCACAGCAAACTAGATAATCGGTATATACATCTCGAAAGATTGCATTGCATCCGATTTTCTCAGTACCGTAAATATTATTTAGATTTACTGTCTGTCGACTTGTTCCGTTGCCTATTATTAGCATCTTTAACATCCAACTTTAAACTTTTAAGCTCTGTCATTACTTCATTAAATCTTTCTGTTGCAGTACTAAACATTGTAAAAAGTGCTTTAACAGTATCCATAGTCCACCACCACCATGCAAATGCAAATATTGCAAAAACAATTAACGTTGCAAACAATAAGTGATCTATTAGAGTAATAAGGTCAAATGCATAACTTATGCCTATAGCTGTTAACATTGCCATTGGCGCAATTCTTCCAACCCATATCCAAAATGAGGAAAGCCTTTTAAAATGTTTAAACAATACTAGGCTCCAATGTTACCAAATGGTTGCCATTGGCCTGGAGCTCCTGTTTGTACACATATCCATCCTACATTACCATTTGGTTTAGGAGTATCGTGCCATACAATGTCTCCTGTATTATAAATTCCGTGTGTAGGAATACTGTTACCTACTTCAAATTTCTTTCCTTGAAATTTAACAGCACCAGATGTTTCAAGGCATACTCCATCAGATACCTTGCTAACACCTATACCTAATTTTTCCGAATGTGTAGCTATACCGTTAATACGTAGCACACCGTTGTCAACATATATACGTGATGTAGAATCACCTACAATTGAATTAATTTCTAATAGAGCATTGCTTAATGCATTTAATCCATTTTTAATAGAACCTACTGCTTGTGCATTTATATCGTGTACTAGTTTCATTCTTGTATCGCTCCAAATGCTTTCCAGCTTCCGGGTGTGCCACCCTCAATACAAATCCATCCAACCCAGCCGCCAGCTTGAGGATTGGTGTTATATAATAAATCACCTTTATTGAAGTTTCCTGTTGTAGGAATTTCAGAAGCAACACCAATTTTTTTATCTTGAATTCTTACAGGACCATTAACTTGTAAATCAACATCAGTTCCGGGATACTGTACATTAATACCTACAGTTCCTTTTAATTCGATACCACCGTTTTGTCCAATGATAATACGGTCTTGATTATCTGTAATAATACTTAGTTTGCTTGTAGTATAAGTTCCTACTCTTACATGATCAAACTCAGGATCAACAACAAACTCTGCTTCATTGCTTGCTACACTTAGTTGTCCATTAGGTGCTTCGCACCCGATTGAAAAGCGCATCATTCCGCTATCATAGAGTACAAAGTTGTCGATGTTTACATCGCCTTCTGTACGTAAATTGCTTAATGTGCCTACTTCTGTTAAACTACTTTTTTGTATAGTAACACCTAATGAGTCTGCACTTAGTACAGGAATATCGTCAATTAGGATTTTAGCTTTTCTATGCAAATCAATATCGTTACTAACATAGAATCCGTTACCTTTCCAAACAATCTGTTTTGTACTTTCTCCGTCTTTCCTCCACTGAATTCCGACCATATCTAATGATCCGTTTTGTGGTTGAAAGTCCATTGATGTTGTGCGTTTCTCTGTTGAAATAAGTTCATCAACACAAAGTTTTTTTACAGTAAGTTCACTGCCTACTGTCAACGAGCCTTCAATATTAAGGTCTCCTACAATTTCATCAATGTCGGCAGTACCTACAGTAATTTGATCGTCTTCAACTAGTAATGATGTTCTTGAAGCAAGGTCTTTAATACCAGTACTACGTAGCAGAGTAATCTTACCGCCATGAATTGCATTTCCGCTAATACTGTTTACAGTTGCAGGCGGAGTTTCAGGGGCCGATGTGTTTGCAATAGTCTCGATCGCTGACCCAAGATGTGCGAGACCTTCTCTGATGTTGTCTAACTGGTTCATGTAAGTATTTATCAACTTACCTTGAGAAGTATAGTATCAGTATTAATTCGTCCGTTGAGTTTGATATCTACAGCGTTAATGTCCTCTAAAAATGTACGTAACTTAACTTTTCCTGCACCTTTAAATTCTTTAATTTTTTCTTCAGGCTTACGTAGCGTTTTCTGCACACTCAATTCTTCATTGAACCCAATAATCGTAGTACCTTTTACACTAAGCCCACTTCCTGCACGACGACTACCTGTTGGGTCTATATTCTGTGCAACATACTTGCCTAGTTTACGTGTTTTAACATTAAACACCCAAAGCTCGCTTGCACCTACAACGTCTACAGGATTAACACTTGCAAGACTAAACTTATTATCAACCTTAAGATACTTGAGTTTTTCAACTAGTTTATCAGCACTCTTTGGCTTACGTGTTCTAGTCTTACGAGTTGCTTTGCTAGTATCAACTACTAGTTGACATGCTTGTTGGATATTTTCTAATGCTTCAAGAATCTTTTTAACATCATCTTTAGATAAATGTGAATACCCTTCTTTAAGTTGCTGTAACATATCTTGAGCATGTTCGTCCATCTTTGCAATTTTTGCTTTAGTTGGCGGATTTAGTAATTCTGTATATTCAGCAATTTCTCCATCAAAAAATGCCGCAATTTTTCTAGCATGTGCTTGTGTAACAGCCATTTTTTGGAAATGTGTTTTAAAGTCAAATCCCTTAGGATTAAACGACTTTGGGTCTCGTATCCACCCATCTAGCCATTCGTCGATTGCTTCCATCTGAAGTCCAACTTGTTCTCTAATACGTTCTTGGATAGTAGGAACATATACATTGGACTTTTCTTTTTCTTCTTCCTTCTTAACTTCTACAACTTTTGAACCTACTTCAATCGCTTCTTCAATTCGTTTTTTCAAAAACTCGCTTACAGGCTTTTTACTGCCCATTGTACCAGGAAGGCTTTCCCAGTATGCGTTTTCCTTTTCGTTGTAGTCAGGAGCACCATCTAGTAATGTATGTGCGACAGTACCTGCTGTAACGCTTAGTACATAATTAGGAGCAGACTTTGCTTGCTTAACTTGCTCTTTAGTGTAGTCGCCACTGGTTTCCATCCACTTAAATATTGCTTGATATAAGTCAACAGGCTTAAAGTTTTCATAATAAAAAGCACGGCAAAATTCTCTATGGCGATGGATCTGTTCGCCTGTCCATTCTTCCCAACCTTCCCAACTAGGAGATGAAATTTTTGACCCTCGTCTAATACGTGGAGCTCCACGTACAACTTTCTTTTTGGGTTTTTGTAAAATTGATTTTGCAGTAGCCATGCCATAAGTCTCCTAACTGTTAATGCTTTATTATATATGTAACTTATTAAAAAGTCAACCTAATTTGACTATTCGAATCGTTTTTTGTTATGAAATGCTCTTTTGTACATATTATGTAAGAAAAAATTCATTTTGCTAGACTTAGTAGGCTCTTCAAATTTTAAACTATGTGTCCAATTATCTCTTTTAAATGGAATAACTTGTACTAATGGACGTCCAGGTTTTAAAAATGCTTCTACATCATTTAGATAACACGGAAAGTTAATCATTGATAAATCAAATTCGTCTGTATCAATTATACCTGGCATAACAGTAATGTCATCTTGAAATTGATAAAACGGTTGTACAAACAAACAACTATAACCTTTTGGAGTCTTAATACGCCAAGGAAGATTAATTTTGAAATAACCTTTTTTCTTACCTTTTATATCAACAGGACACTGATCATGTGTATGTCCGGCGTTTGGGTCTGTCATATGATCTAGTACTGTATAAAATTCGCCAATACGTTCTACGGGATAAATTCTACCTACTTGATCAACTTCACCATCAAATTCTACTCCTACTGCCTGTTCGTAAGCGTTAGGAATAATGTATCCTGATGTAATCATATCTCTTACAGGCACACATTTTGCAATAGTAGGGTCGTTTGCTTTTAATTTACTGTACCATTCGGGCAATACTTCTTTAGCTGGTCGAATAGGAAAATATTTTAAAACATGCTGGTCGCCACAAATAAATTCTATTTCCATCTTAAATTTTTTCTCCAACCTCGAAACCTCTAAATGTTTTAAAGCGTGGGAAACGCAAACTGTAAGTACCGTCTTGGTTTTGAGTTACTGCGTCAGCGCGAACTTCCACCAACTGACCAAGCAGAGCATCGCGATCAGTCCAAAAAGTGGATCTGTTATCATCCGTAAAGCCACTGCCGACATTAACCCTAATATCTTTCCCGTCATCCTGCCCAGCGCATACAAGAGCCCCAAGTCGTCCTTCATTTCTTCCTGTTCCTTCTTCTACGTCTGTAACAGAAAGTGTTACTTCAATAAATGGTTTGGCTTTGAGCCAAGCATGAGTCCGCTTGCACTCATAGGGTGCATCAACGTCTTTGATCATTACACCTTCGTAACCACCGTCTACAGCCGCTTTATTAAGCTCTACAAAGCGTTGTTCACCTTCGGGAGTACTAAGGTCTACCTCTTCCCAGTCCAACGCTTGTACGTGCTTTAAAACGCTTTCATTTTCTAGTACCCAATACTTGACTAAGTTACTACGATAAGTTTGTGGCTTATTCCATACACCTTTTTGGAAATCTTCTAGTGGAATAAAATCAAACAAGTGTAGAACAGCATCTTCACTTTGTACATTATCTTTACGATGTACCTGCTTCATTAGATCTTGAAAGTTAGCACTCATTACTTCACCGTCTAGCACACAGTCATATGGTGCAGGCTTAGTTGCTAATACTTCTTCAATCTCTGCAATAATATGAGGGAAGTTATGAAACTGTTTGCCGTTACGACTAAACAATTCTACTTTGCCATCACGACATACTGCTAGTACACGAACACCGTCTAGTTTGATTTCAATCTGTTTCTTACCAACCATTTTCTTTTCATGGTTAGCTGAGTCGTGTGCAAGAGCACAAGTGAACACAGGAACACAACCTGGCACTACTTTGTTAACAGTCTTTTCACTTACACCGCAACGTAGGTCTTTGATTAAGATACGTCTATAAAATCCATTCCATTGTTCTGTAGTTGCAACGCTCATTGCTAGTTCAATAGCATCACGTGCCGCATGTCCTGTTAGTTCACGGTTGATAAGTTGATTAGCAAGATATTTGAATGAATTCCAATCCAATCCTTGTCCTGTAAGTACGTCTGTACGCTCTGGAACTTTCTTAACACCAAATGTTACAAGTGGATCAAGTGCTAGTTTAATGCCTTCAAAAAACTCTGGAACACCTTCGTCAAGTGCTTCTTGTAAGATTGCTTGTTTAGCTAACTTACTGTTATCAGCTTCTAGCTTTGCGATAATATCTTGTGGTTGTGTTCTCATATTTGCCTCACTTGTTTATTTTATATAGTGTAGCACCATTAGTTAAGATTGTCAACCTGATTTGTATTTAGAATTTACTCAGTATATTCAATTTCTGGAATACCTATGCTTTCAATTGCATGTTGACACACTTTACATGGTTTTGCAAGTTTTGGATTACCGTTTATATCATAACGCTCAATTACAATCTTTCTAATCGACGACCAGTCCTTACATCTACGTAGTGCATCAATTTCTGCATGTAGGAATATTGCATCAGGCTTTCCTGCTTCAACAGCAAACTTACCTTGCAAAGGATGACTCTTTGAATAACTGTTTGTGCCTACAGCGAGAATACGCCCTCGCTTGTCGTACAGTGTTGCAGTTAAATTAAATTCGCCTCGTTTTTGCAATATTCCTATCCTTTATAATTGGAGTGAGCGACAGGACTCGAACCTGCATTACACGGATTTGCAATCCGGTACGTAACCATTCCGCCACGCTCACATATTTGGCATCGGGTGAGGGATTCGAACCCCCTGACTCTCGTCCTGGTTTTGGAGACCAGTGTACCACTCCAACTGTACCGACCCGACAAAAACTCATAAAAAAAGCCCCTAACATTATTAGTGCTAGGGGCTTGTCTAAAATAAACTTTTTACAAAGTCGCGTTAAGACATACCCCTTCCTTTTGAAGGGCACCAGCACTGTAATGATGACTGTTGTGATGTTCTTAACACTTATCTATTCCTTGTTTCTTTAGTATGTGTATACTATACTATCTTTATTTATCGTTGTCAATCTATTTTGGATAAGTTAAATGGTGCCGGCGGAGAGACTCGAACTCCCGACCTAAGGTTTACAAAACCCTTGCGCTACCAACTGTGCCACGCCGGCCAACATTCTACTTATCCATCTTCCAAAAAATTACATCTTTGTTTTGAAAGTCTTTGACTGTAATAGCAGGATTATTATCTGGTTCCTGCTTGCCTACATAATGCCAAGACATTCCGTCTTTTCTGTTCTGTTCGACTGTGTCGAAAAACTCTTTATTGTCATGGACGAACAAAGCCATGATTAGAGCTACTCCAAAGAACATAAGTCCTCCTTAGTTGTTGTTGGAGCGGGTAAGGAGAATCGAACTCCTATCATCAGATTGGAAATCTGAGGTCTTACCATTACACAATACCCGCTTGGCGGAAGATGTAGGATTCGAACCCACGGTACGCTCTCACGTACAAGGGATTAGTAATCCCCCGCCTTAAACCACTCGGCCAATCTTCCTATTCGTTAGTAAAGTCTGCTTCTTTTAGAAAGTAGCCTTTACCGTCTTCTTTTGGTGGAACATATTTAATGCCCCAACTTGGACAATAAACTGCAAACAAGTCAATTTCTTTAGTATCATATGGCGCTTTCTTACCATTTTGTACTGTGTGCATAGGAACCTCTACTCTGTTACGATATGGTTCTCTATACTTAACTTGAATGCGTTCGCACTTATAATCTTTGTAAGCAATCAAATCAACTGTTGAATGCTCACTAAGTGGAGTAAAGACTTCATAACCTTTTTCAGTTAAGTCAGTCATTATGTGTACTAATCCTAAGGATCCTTTTAATGTAGTTTTCATACATTTATTTATCCTTTTACGGTTATATCAACCGTATTAGCACTTCTCCTTTTTAGTTTACGTTATTATATTAGCACTTTATTTAGTGCATGTCAATTACTTCTTTTGAAAACTGAGCGTATAGCTACGACCATTCTCATCGCTGAAAGTAACTGTGCTATGACTGTATACTTCCTTCTGTGTTTCTTTGTAACGAGTTTCAATTTCGCACTGACGTTGTGTTGTATAAGTTGTAGGTCCTTGTTTGTTACCACCAATAATAGCACCTGTTAGAGCACCAACGCCGGTTGCGGCTTCCTTGCCACTACCTTTACCAACTTGATTACCAATGATGCCGCCAATGATGCCGCCAATGATTGCTGAGTCCTTGTCAAAAGTATTAGCACCTTTTGTAGGTACTTGCACATCTCTGCATACTTCTACTTTATACGGACTCTGTTGGATAACTGTTTTATAGTGATCCTCAATGTTTGCGTAACTAGTTTTATTTGCATATGCAGGACCTGCTATCGCTAGTGCCACACATGCCATTGCTAATGTATTTTTCATATTATTAATATAACACCTTCTATATCTATTGTCAAGACTTTTTTTATCTAATCTTCTAATTTATGTAAAGAATTAATATAGGACAAGTCTAGTGTATTAAAACTAATCGTGTATCGATCATCACTTGCATTTCGAGGAGTCTCATGATACAAGTAACTTGGCCAAATAATTAGTTTACCTGCTTCAGTAGTAAAGCCTACACGTTCTGTATTGTATTCTGTTTCATTAACTTTACTTTCAGTCATTTTAAAAACAGTATTGGGATTTTCAATAAACAACGGGCAGTCGTCTGCATCGCTCACTGGGTAGTAAGCACCACTTAGTACTGATTTTTCATGTCTGTGTCGTTTAACATTGCCGCCTTCTTTTAATACATTACACCAACTGTTTACAATTTTATTTTGTTCTAGACCTGCTTCTTTACAATACTCATTAAGACACTCTTGAATAGCACTGCGTAAATCGTGCATTGCTAATCGTGTTAACAAACAATCATATCCACCTAGGTAACTGCTCAATCCCTTATTTAAGATGCCATGCATCTGTAGACCACTAATTCCTATTTTCTTTAGGATAGTATCATTATCTACTTTTTTACTAAGATCAAATTCTGCAATTAACGTAGGAAAGAATTTATGAAACATTGTCAACCTTTATAATTGAAAGACCGCCATTGACTACTTCAAATCTAAGTGTATCGCCTTCTTTCCATCCTGCTTCTTCCATAATCTCAGGAGGAAAAGTTAGCAACACATTTTCAGGATCATCTGGAATGTCTGAAAATAAGTCTTCGTACTTATACGTTTTCATCAGTTGTGCCTCTCCATAGACCTTCGAGTACCTTTACCTCTTTTACACGATCATAACGGAAGCTACGAAAGGCATTACTCTCTAATGCCCAAACTGCTACAACCTTGTCTGAAATCTCTCGAACTTTCTTTTGAGTCAACGGAGCGTCTTTTTTAGCAGGAGGGAGATAACTTGGAATAAGTGTACAAGGCATTGTACGTTCATCACCGTCAAGTTTTAGGAATGTTATTTCCAATACTTCCTTGTGGAGCATCTCCATTAGTTCTTCTCGTGTCGGAATCCCCTTTAGGTTCGCTACTGTCTCGCTTACCAAAGATTCTGTCGTAGTTGTTTCTGTATTTTTCATCGTCTGCACCTTTTCTTCTTCCACTGCCTTTACCTCCATCGCTCATACCAACTCCTCAACAATGCCTAGCACTTCTGCGGCAAATAGTAGTACACCGCCCACTAACATTAAAGGAAGACTTAGAAAATACCCTAAACCAATAAAACAACTTGCGCCAATTAGTCTCAGAGCACTCTTAGCAAGACTCACATAAAAGTGTCCCTTGCTTGTATCTTTAGGTTGCACTTGCATTATCGTTTCTCCGCTACTGAATCTGCAAGTCCCCATTCTACTGCTTCTTGTGCAGTAAGGAATGTATCGAACTTCATAGTCTCGGCCATTTCTTCATACGTCTTATTTGCCGTATTGTGCTTAACATACAACTCTGTAAGACGCTTGTTTACTTTCTTTGATTCTTCCATAGAACGACGAGCATCTTCAAACTCTAGCTCTTGTACATACACACTACCGCTTGTACCACGTGTGCCTGAGCTAACACGATGGATCATTGTACGGCTTTCTGGTAGCACAATGCGCTTACCTGCGGCACCTGCTTGTGCTAGGAATGAACCCATTGAACATGCTTGACCCATTACGATAGTACGCACATCGCTCTTAATGTACTGCATGGTGTCGTAGATAGCAAGTCCTGCTGTAACTGCACCGCCCGGCGAGTTAATATACAAACTAATATCTTTAGTAGGTGCTTCTGATTCAAGGAACAACAACTGCGCCACGATTAGATTTGCCATATGATCTTCTACTGGACCGTTTAGCATAACAATACGGTCTTTCATCAAACGACTGTAAATATCGTATGAACGCTCTCCGCGAGCTTCTTTTTCAATCACCATTGGTACTAGTGGCATATTATCGTCTCCCTTCATTGTATGAATATGCAGTTGGACCAGGTGTAGTAAATTCCATACCTGCCATATTTCCTACATAAGTTTTTCCATTCCATTTAAAATGGATTTTGTTTGTTGCAATATATACGCTCATCGAATCTTTTTCTCTAAAATTATCAACTTCGCCTTCTACAACATTATCGTTATGTGTACATGTAACTGTACACGTATTATCAAATTTAGTTTTCATTTTTACACCTTATAAAGTTTAACGTAATTTAGTCTAGTTTCGTTTGCTTCGAACAACTTGTTCTTAGTCTGTGCTTTTACCTTAGCCTTACAGCGTAGCATAGCGCCTACATCATATGCAAACTTGTTCATAAAGCTCACTAGGTTACCTTCTGTAGTAACTGCTGTGTAGTTATAGCTCTCCCATTGTGTGCTATAACGCTTGTCAAGGATAGCAATCACTGCTTCTACACTATCCTTTTCTTTGCCTAAGTATTGGCTATCGCGATACTCTACACGGATCTCTTTCTTAAGATTGCTTTCATGCATATCACGCTTGATAAACTCTGGCGCAAAGGCAATACGACCCATACCCTTAAACGGCACTTGTTCTTTGTTAAGTTCTGTAACCATATCTGCTTTGAAGCTGTCTAGCTCACCTAAGCCAATCATTACATAACGCTTCATCCACTTGAGTGCTTCTTGTACACTAGCATAGTCTTCTTCAGTAGGTTCAAACATTACAAAGTCGCTTGGATGCCATTGTGCTTCTGCTACATTGTGTTTCTTTTCCCAATAGAAACGAACAAGACTCTTGTTGTCAAACTGAGTAGGTGTTTCTTCTGAGAAGCGACGAGTGTCTTTACTGTAAGTATTGTTGTTAATGCGGTAAGCCGCATATGCAACTGCTAGTGCATCTACTGTACTAACTTGTTTCAAAGGTAATGCCTTACGTTGAAGTTCCATCATTGTATTTGCCTCTTGAAGTAACATTATGTTTATACTATAGCATCAACTAAAATAAATGTCAACCATTCCTTTGTAGAACGTATCCAATTCTTCTTTAGATCCCATATCACTTTTAAATTGGTTTGCTTTACGACAAACAATTACATAGTTACTAATTTCGTCTTTGCCGCCAAGTGATCTAGCAAGTTTGTGATCTACTGTTGGTTGAAAAAATCCGTCATAATTATCAATATTAGGATTTGTAACTTTATTAAATCCGCGTCCGTAGTCTAACGGCGTGCCAAAAATAGGACATTCGTCTGGAGCAATACGAGCAAGTTCAAACGGATCACCTTCCCACTTAACTGAGTGTGCCCAAATAAGTTTTAAGAACTGATCCTGTTTGGTAGATTTTTTAAACATTTCAAAAAATGTTCCGTAAGTTCTACTATCATCTTGTGGATGAAACTTGCGTGAGGAGAGAGCCCGAAGGCCCTCTTCTCTAACTTGAACCAAGTCTGCCATTACATGAACTCCGCAAACTTATCGTCTTCTACTTTATCTACTTCTTTCTTTGTCTTAGTAACTGCATGAGTAAACTCTGCAACTTTACCTCCAGCATCAGTAAACACATACGGCATATCAATTTCAAAATCTAATCCGCCTTTGCTAGGAGTAGGAAGTTTAATATCGTAGCCTTTTTGTTTGCCAGGCTGTGATTGAATATATGCTTCGCGATTGTCAATTAACGATTTAATTGAAGCCGCAATCATCAGTCCTCGGTTTACACCTGCTGTATAACGATGATCTTTCCACTCAGTATACTTGCCGCTTTTGGTCTTTTCAGGATACTGATCGCGAATAGATTTAAGTACATCGCCCCATACCTTACTACTTGAACTCCAACGCTCGCTCATTACTTGACCAATCTTAATAAGCAGATCGTCTGTTACTGCTTTCTTAGGCATTTGACTAAACAGTTCAGTTAGTCCCCATACTGGTGCATGATCAATTGCTGAGAAGTGCCAAGCATTGCGTACACATTTAAGCGCCATTTGGAATGCAAAACGGTTAGAGTAGCTGTCTTTACAAAACTCTTTGAAATGCTTTTGCATATGAGCAGTGTGTTTTGTTTCGCCTGCACCAGGTGTTGCACTTTCTGGTACTAGTGTAATGTTTACATCACTAAGTACCTTTGACAAATTATATGCTGGCTGATCTTCTAGTTTAACATCAAGCCCTGCTTTTAGCATTTCCATTGCTCTGTTGTTACGAACTTTTACAAAGTCATAATCTGTAATAGGAACAACATCTGCATTACAAGCCAAGAACTGGTTAAAGTCAATATAAGGCATGTCTTTCATACTAAAGCCTACAATAAGAGTTTTTACTCCATGAAGTGCTAGTGCCATTGAACCCTGCATACCATCATTAAGGAACACACGTTCTTCGTCTGCGGCATAACGCCCTTTTGCACCAAACACAAGACTGCTGTCAAAGTTCATTGCAATCTCAAACATACGCCACAAGTAAATTACTCGTTGTGCTTTCATGTTCATAGCAACAAGACTTTGATCTACAGCAAGTCCATTCATGACTGCTTCTTCTAAGTTATATGCTTGTAGTTGTACACCGTAAAGTACAGGTTTGCCTGTTTCAGGATCAATGATACTGTGCATAGCATCAAGTGCCATTTTAAATGCAGTAACAAAGTCTACTGTACCCATTGACTCAAGGTTAAGGGCACCTTTGCTAACATTCAAATTAGGAATAGTTGCACGTTTGATCAGCGATAGTTTACGCTGATAATCTTCAGGCTCTAAAAATTTGATAGGTGTTCGTTCTTCTTCCGGACCAAAGAAGATTGAAAGATCTTCTCCGTAGGCAGATTTAATGCTGTCAGCATATCCAAAGTTGATTGACTTTTTCCAGTTGTCTACATAATTGAATAGACTTACGTATGGTTCTTTCATTGTTTGTTTCCTTAGACTGTTTAAATTATCGGAACGTTTCTATGTTCCATATACAACAGGCTCATCACTATTGACTTATTGCCTCATTGTCTATACAGTATACGATATTAATCGAATAATGTCAATCGAATAATTGTCCAAAATTGTTATTTGCTTGTTCCATTGCACCATAATCTGTTGCTAGGTGTACTTCGCGTGGTACGAATAATCTATCCATATACTTTTTGATTTGTTGATGCTTCATTCCAATATCTTTACCAAAAAACATTCCGCGCTGATCAGCATTTGCAGGACGTCTTACTGCACTTACACAAACATAATCGCGATCTGCAAAGAAGTCGTATAAATCTTGAGGCTCATAACCAAACAAGTTGCACTGCTTAGGTACAATTTCAACTTGTACACTAGGACGACAGCGATCAATTGTATCTTTTGCGCCTTGTATAACTAGTAATTCACTACCTTCAACATCAATTTTAATTGCATCTACATCTTCAAAATTATAACTATCAATTGTACGTGCCGGAACAGGCACTAAGTTTTGACTATCTCGTAGTTTAACGTTTGAGCTATCTAGTACAACGTGATTGTGTCCACCGTGATCAGTATGATCTAAAATATCAATAGTACCTTCATTACGATTAGTTGCGGCAACTTCATGTACTGTAACATTTGCAACAACAGCCATATTTTGATGTACACCTTTGTAAGTATACCAACCAGCAGTTGCATCTTCATCTCTAAAGACGTTACCTGCTTCGTCAGTACCTTTCCAATATACACCCTTTAATTTTTGTTTTTGAGCAATAGCAATGTTTGCTTTTAACATTTTAAGTGTAGTAGGTGTAGGCTCAAATGATTCAACATTTTCTGCCCATTCACTATATGCAATAGTATTGTTGCCTACGTTAGCACCAACATCAATAATGCGTTTTGCATTAGGATAGATTGTTCTAATTAGACGAGAGTTGTTTCCTTGGTAATAAACATTGTTACCACTAAAACGTGGACCTTGCAAATTGTCATGAGCCAATAGCCAATAACAACGTCCAAACTTGTTTACAACAAGTCTAAACAGCGGATCATTGTACAATCCGCTTTCTTCTGCAAATCCAAAACTGTCTTGAAATTCTTGTGCTGAGATTTCAGCTGTAATTTTTTGCGGCATGTTACTCCTCCTTCGTTAACCAATGTTCGCATGTAATATTAATTATCTTGTGTCCATTTCTTATCAGCAAGTTTGTGGTATTCAGCCCAACGGATAAACAAACCTACTTCGCGACCGTGTGCTTCGATCTCCCAAGGAAGATCCCAGTAACTTACTTTTTTAGGATTATAAGTTTTACCATACCATTCGTCTTTTGAAGGATGCATTTCTCTGCGAGCAAACTGCTTAACATGTACCATTTCGTGTGCTACAGTTTCTAGCAAAGCACGTAGTGATTGAGTTTTATCAATTTCAATTTCAAAAGTTCGATTGTTATCAGCCTCTAAGCAATAGCCCAATGCTCCGTCTGGCTTGCAGAGTTTTATAGTGATGTCAAGTGTGTGCATACGTGGCATCAAATTTTTAATACAAAACTCAACTATAGACCTAGCATACCGGCGCTGTCTAGCTGTTCCACCAATAGTTTCGATTTGGTTCATAGTAAGTAGCCTTATAATGTTTATACACTATTATAACAACTACTACTATTTATGTCAAGCGTTTTTGGTAAAAATTCTTAAAAATACTCAAAATTTTGGCAATTTAAGTGTTTTGCAATAAATTTTGCACCATTTTTTAGGTGAAAATTCTTAGCCATTTCTGTTAACGGGCTTAATGTTACGTATCGTTTTACATCTGGATATTGTGATTTAATATGTTCTGCAACAGTAAATACAATGTCTCTTCCTGCACCTTTTTCGTAACTCCAAACGGTATAAAATACTGCAATATCTGTTCCTATATTGTTTAAATCATCTTCGTTTGTTGGAACTTCACTAGTATATGCTACACAAATGACTGCCCGTGGACCTTCGTGTAGCACAGGTGCTTCTGTAGCATATTGGTCTTCATATAATGCATATACTTCACGACCATTCCGTGTACGATCTTCCGCTGTAATATGTGGTCGAACAGGATCATCCTCGATTAGTTCTAGCACATCTTTAATATTTAATTTTTTTAACATTACCAAAATCCTAAGTTTCTACCGTTACCTGCGATAATCATCACACAGGTAACAATATGCAGTATAATCCAAAAGGTACGAAAAGCCAGAGCCTTTCTTACATCATCTTGTGATATAGGAAGAAACTCCGGCTTATCGTCATCTGTAATACCAATTGGCATTCCAACTGTACGAGCCCAGACTCTAAGATATCTGCGCTGGCCGCTCATTTATTGTCCTTGCAGATAGTTTAAACAATTATCTGGGGTAGACTCTTCGTATGGATCATTATCAGTGCCTTCGTTGTTGATGCCAGGTTCCTGCCACCACTTTTCAACTACACCGTCGTTAATGATACACATATAACGCCAACTGCGCAAACCAAATCCTAAATGGTTTTTACCAATCAACATACCCATAAAACGAGTAAAGTTTCCTGAACCGTCTGGAATAACTTTTACATTTTGAATATTCTGTGATTTAGCCCAAGCATTCATAACAAATGCATCGTTAACTGAAATACAGTATACTTCGTCAATATCATTATTACGGATAGCGTCATAATTTTCTTCAAAGCCTGGTAGTTGATATGTAGAGCAAGTAGGTGTAAATGCACCTGGTAAGCTAAACAATACAACTCTTTTGCCTTTAAAAAGATCATCGCTTCTTAAATCTTCCCAACGGTATGGGTTTGGTCCTTCAATACTTTCATCTCTAACTCGTGTGCGGAAAGTTACGCACGGAGGTTTAAAACCTTCAATCATAAACTGTGTGTCTCCTTGTAGTTTAATGTCTAATTGTAACATCATTATTTAATAATGTCAAGTAGATATGCCACTCAAATATGGTAAATATAAGCATAGGTGAAGGATGAATTATGGATTTTTTTACATTAGCTAAAGATGTTGGTTTTCCAATCGCTGGCGCATTGGCAGCTGGCGGATTTGTTTTTCTAACATTAAAATTTATTTTAGCAGGAGTTACTGACTCAGTAACTACTCTCAAAAATATTATTAAACAATTGGATAATCGAGTTCAAACTATGAACAACGATTTAGTTAAAATTGATGCACTATTATCATATTCATTAGGCGTAAAACCCAATGTAGATCGTATTGCGGCAAATGAAGGCAAAGAAGATGCAAGACGTGATTAAAAACTTTAAAAAGGAAACAAAATGATTTACGAAAACATGAACGCACTAGTAGCAGAATTTTTAGATAGAGCAACTAATAAACAATGTGGAACATATAAATTACCAGAGCATACTT